GTTCCAAATTTTGAATTTATGTTTTTGTTTCCGGTGAATATGCTTAGCACTTTATCGACGAGGGCAAAAACTACGGTCCGTATGGTTTTTGAAAGCTTAAACATATTCTTGAGGGGAGATGCCATCGCCTTCAGAACTTTAAAAATTGATTCAGCTGCTGCGCGTACACTGTCGATAAGACTGCTGCTGGTCTGCAGTCCATCTTCCGTCGTTTCCGTAAGCTTAAGTGTAAGTCGATAGATTCTCTCAAGAAGACCGCGAAACCCTCTACCGCGCTCAGCAGCGGTTCCAAATACTTTATCAAACGCTTCTCCAACGGCATCGAAAGCATCGGAAAGAGCTTTAATAATATTCAGGACGCTTCCCTGCCAAAGTTCGCGACCGCTCATATTGGCGATCTTTCGCTCAAGTTCAAGCTCCACTTCATCAACCACATCGCCAAGAGCGATAAGTTCGCCTGTGGCGCTGTTGATAACAGGATTACCAGAACCAACAACATCAATAAAATGCTGATAGGCGTTTGGGGCTGTAGAGCTAAACCACTCAAGCGTAATAGCGTCAAAGCCTTTTCCGTTACTGAGGTTTCCGGCAAGCCATTGAACTGTGTCATAGTCCAGTCCCATAGCCTCAATGGCGTCCCTTCGATCCTGACCTCCGCCATATTCGCCGCGAAGAACTGCCATTGCAACTTCTTTGTACTGTTCAAGTGCAGCAGTTGCATCAACTGCGCCTTCAACCATAGCATCTGTTGCTTCGGTCGTTACTCCGCTAATATTATTCAGAATGTCGTTTAGCTGTTCGCCGCTGATTGCTCCGGCGCGCATGGCAGCTTCCAGAGATCCATAGTCATCAACGAGTGCTAAAAGAGATGCGTCTTTTGAATCGAGGACATACTTCGCGTAAGCTTCCTCGAAATCTTTCATGCTCTTCCCGGCGCTTTCAAGCTTTTCTTTCAGCTTGTCCCAGTTAGCAATAGTTTTTGTTATGGCACCGCCGCTGCCACCACCGAACGCAGCTTCAAGAAACTTATTGCGCTTGCTACCGGGGCTAACGAATATCGTGTACAGCGGCTCAATCAGTTTACTGAAGAAATCGGAAGCCTGTTCATAGTTACCTATAATCAGCTCGAAGCTCTTCATCCAACCGGAACTCATGGCAGACTTCAGAGCTTCCATGGCATCCGACCAGGTCTTTGTCTCCTGACCGGCTTCGAATGCTCTTAAACTATATTCATCAAGATACTGAAGATATGGCGAATCTTTGGCAATAATTTCAAAAATCTCCGGAGCATCCTCACCGAGATTGTCACGAATCTCCATAATCTGATTGAAAGCCTTGGAATATTTTCCCATGGCCATTTCAATCGCTTCACCGGACAGCCATTTATTCGCAAAACTCTGTTCAAAGTTTTCGACAGATACTGCTATTTGCTGGGCACCTTTCGAAGTTTCCTTGATGGCATAGTAAACACCATCGGAACCTTTCTGAAGATCGCCGGTTGCGACGGCCGCCTCAAGAAGATTCTTTTTCAGTTCCGCGCTGTTCATACCGGCTGTACGAATCCAGTCCCACTGAGCGGATCCCATATAGCCGCTGGCGATTGCCTTCTGGAAGCCCATGAATGCGTGTGTCGCGTCTTTTGCGTTTACACCCGCCTGACCAGCAGCAACAGCCATACCGATGATAGTGTCGGCTGCCGTTTCCATGTCAACGCCTGAGGATGTAAAGGCAGACATGGTATTAAGCATGGCGTTATACTCATAACTTGTTTCGTCCGTAAAGGTCAGAATTTTATCCGAGATCTTCTGGACTTCTTCCATGGTCTTGCCAGTCGCGATCATCAACTTCTGAATGGCCGCTACCTGATCTTCATACTTCTGGAAACCAGGCGAAATAGAATCTGCGCCGGTAATTGCCTGCTTCGCCAGATTGGCAAAGCTGTCTGTCAGGTTCTCGACCATACGGCGACCTGCAACCTGAAGAGCGCTAAACTTTCCTTCGATTTTATCAATTGACTTTTCAAGAATCGAAGTATTAAGACCACCGACTTCAGTATCGGACTTATCGAATTTCAGCGACTTCTTGAGCTTCTCGATGGTGCCCATTGCACGTTCGGCGCCTTTTTCAAACTGGTCGGCGTCCATTCGCATCCGCGCAACATATTCATCAGTATACTGTGCATTCGGCATTATCGTCTGACCTCCTTAAAAGCATCTCTTGCAATCTGTTCAAAGATCGGCTGTAATGCCGGTTTGATATATTCTCGACCGCGAACGTAAGCACCGTTTCTGGTTGCGTGACCGGTTTCCAGAATAACAGCTATATTTGCTCTACCATGTGGTGTAATATTAACGTTTGAGTTGCACCAGGTAATCATGAATGAACCAGTATCCTCGAATTTTTTTACAATGTAATACCAGGACTCTGCTGTTTTCCCGGTGCGCTTAGGTGTAGCACTTTTCAATGCCTCTACACCCATTTTTCCGTATTTATCAAGACGGTCTAAAAACTCATGTTCTTTCTGTTTTTTGAGGAAGCCTTCCATATGCTTGAAGTCTCCGTGTACTGTTACTTTTACCATGGTCAGCTTCCTCCTTTATTTATCCTTTAGTATTATATTTGGCCCTCCTTGCAGCATTCAGGCTAGCTCTTCTTGCTGCCGATTCTGATCTGCTCATCTTTTTCTTCGGCTGTTGTTCAACATTGCAGACTTCAATCAGTGTCATCAGATGCCCGAAATGCCACTTTTCGCAGGGGTCAAATGGTATATTCAACGCTGTCATCCAGTAGTAAATCACTTCATTTGTGATGACTTTCTGGTTGCCACGTTTCTGTTGCTGTTTAATAGTTGTCGCGGTGTTCGGATCCTGCATATAATCCATGATGATTTTTAACGTGCGATTATCGATCCCGTAATAAACTGATGGATTAACATTCTGTGTTAATGTCATGCAGCGAATATAATCGATCAGTTCGTCCCGCGTTTTCTCTTCCCGGGAAATGAAAGGTTTATGCCATTTTGATTCCCACCGTGCAATGCTGAGCAATGAATGTTCGAGCGTAATGGTGTGATCTTTTGTTATGACAAAACGGTTGGCCGCCGAATCATACAATTCTTTTCCCGGGATCGTGATTGTCAGCGGCATTGCGCATTACGCCTCGCCCAGAGCTGCTCCGCTGAATCCTTCTTTCCGAAGCTGATCCTTTGCGGCCTCCAGATCTGCCTCCGGTACATACGGCATAATGCCAGAAGCAAAATCGTCAAGAGATTCCTTGCCACTGAGAAGATCGTAGACAAATGTTGAATAGGCCGGTGTTTGTCTGAACCTTTTGTACATTGGCCTTCCGTTGTCATCTTCTTTCAGAAACAGTGTCGGATCATCTTTGGGGCGAACTCCATAGGACCGGTCGATCAAAAATTTAATAAAGTCAACGGCCTCTTTCTTGGAAATTTCGTCTTCTTTCTTGTTGGCGAACAGCTTTTTCAGATGCGCCACAAGACCGCCCTCAGCTTCATACTCAAGGTCAATATCCATGCACTCGATTTTGCTGAGGTTAAAATATGCTACGGTTTCCTGCTCATTTCCATCGTAGTCTACATACTTGATAACTTTTTTAAGCATTTTAGGATTCTCCTTTCAAATATAAAGAGAGACCGATGCGCTCTCTTGACATCGGTCTCTCATAGAAATATAGAATTAATTACGGACTGGGAGGCGTAGCAGATTGCATAATACTGACGACTTCCGAAGGCAGCGGGAGCCTCGGAGACGTGTTGCCGCTTCCGACACCGTACAGCACGTCCTCGAGAGCTTTAACCTGATAGGCCGGCGCCTTGGTAGAATCGATCTCGATATGGGCAGTCGCCTTATATTCCGTACCATTGATTACGACCGGCACGGGAATGGTGTCAATTTCCCAACTGAATTCAACAGCTTCAGGGCTATCGTTAATCGTCTGATGATCTTCTTCGGACGGAGCAGCGGTTGCGCCATATACCAGGTGGATAATATATCCGTAGTTCTCATACGAAATATCATTACCGACGGTGGTCACGCAGCTGAAGCCGAAGGGCTTTCTTGCCTGCTGACCGATCGTCACGCCGGCAATCAGATTTGCTTCGCCGTTGCACGCCGCAAACTCGTCTGGGTAGGTGTAAGC